CCAGCTTCCTGACGGAGGAATTCGTGCCTGCGCACATAGGCAGACCCGTGATCAACCTCGCCGCAAACCGCGTCGACACGGACGACCTCATCGAGCACATCCGCACCACGTACAGCGACCCGGACGAGCACCCGCGCATGGGCGTGTGGGAGCGGATCATCCGCAACGCCGGCGTCACGCAGCGGTATTGGACCCGGCCCCTCGCCGAGGCGACCGCCACCACCGGCGTCACACGCCGAGCCGAGACAGCGTTCGGGGACGCCCTCGACCTCGCCGAAACCGCGGCCCGCCGCGCCCTCGACGACGCCGGCCTCGACCCCGGCGACATCGACGGCATCATCACGAGCCACACCACGAGCTGGACCGTGCCCAACCTCGACGTGCACCTCGTCGAACGCCTCGGCCTGCGCCCCACCGTGGCCCGCATGCCCCTCACCACCATGGCCTGCGCCGGCGGCGCTCACGCCCTCGTCCGCGCCCTCCACTTCACGCGGGCCCGGCCCGGCGCCCGCATCCTCGTCGTCGTCGCCGAAACCCTCTCCACCATCTACCACCAGGCGGAGACCACCCCGCAGTCGATGATCTACCGGGCCCTGTTCGGCGACAGCGCCGGCGCCGTCATCGTCACCGGCGTCACCGACGAGAACGCCGACAGCCTCGGCGCCGGCCTCCTCGCCGACGACCCGCTCGAGCTGGTCCTCCCCAACAGCCGCGACCGCTACTGGGGCACCATCGACGACGACGGCCTGCACTTCGAGTCCACCCGGGCCGCGGCACGAGCGGCCGCCGACTCCCTCCCGTACCTGACCGACTGGATAGGCAACCGCGCCACCGAGTGGGTCGTCGCCCATCCCGGGGGGCCGCGCATCATCGACGACGTCGTCGCCGGCGTCGGTCTCGACCCGGAAAAACACGGCCGGCACTCCCACGCCTCCCTCGCCGAAAACGGCAACCTGGGCGGCGCCGCGGTCCTGGACGTACTGCGCCGCATGCATGATGACCCGCCCGTATCCGGAGACCCCGGGGTACTGGCCGCCTTCGGCCCTGGCTTCAATCTCGCTGCCATTTACGGCTGCTGGGCATAATCCGCTGCGCGCCCCCACCGCGCCTGGCCATGAGGATCTACCGATGCTTACGCCGCCTACGAATGCCATACCGCGCCCCCCGCGCGATGGCAGAGCGCACCTGACCCTGGTCACCGACCAGGACGAGCCGACACCGGCAGGACCGGCCGACGACGACCGACAGCCGGCCGGCCGGCATGCCGCGCCCGTCGTACGGGTCCCGCTCGCCGGCAGCGCGACCATGCGCGCCCTCATCGCCCTCGGCGCTGTCCTCTCGGCCATCGGCATCTCCATCGGTACGGCGGGCGCCGCGCTCGGCTTCGATGACCAGCCGATGGAGGAGGCCGATCCTGACATCGCGCCCGTCCCCGAGGCCGTCATGCCCGACGCGCCGGCGGACGCCGTGCCGGCCGCCGCATCCTCGACGGCCGCGGGACACTGGGCGCCCGCCATCCGGCCCGTGAAGGCCCACACCTACAAGCTTTCGGCGCCGGTCCCGGTCGCGGATGCCGGGCGGCACCGCAAGCCCGTAGCGGCCGAGGGCCAGGGGGAGCAGAACCCGGACATCGGGGGGCCCGGGCGGCACCGCAAGCCCGTATCGGTCGAGGGCCAGGGGGAGCAGAACGCGAACGCCGGGGGGCCCGGCCGGCACCGCTATACCCATCAGCCGCATACGCCCGAGACGGGCGGGATGGCGCCGGCGGGGGCCGACGGGACCGAGCACACCGGCCGGCACGGCGACGGAGGACACGGCGACGGAGGACACGGCCATGGACACCACCACCACGGATACGGCTCTCACGTCCCCCTGACGCGGCAACTTGATCATCTTGACTTGATCGGCACGAGTGAGTCATAGTCCAGGCAGTCTTGAGTTTCCTGTCGCAAGGGCCGCCCCGTTGGGCGGCCCTTCGGCGTTTCCGGGAGGCAGCACCCTCGATGACGTACCGTCCCGTCCTTCTCTCCCCGTCGGACATCGCCCACCTCATCGGTAAGCCGAAGGGCACCGTCACCCGGTGGGCGGCCGAGGGTCGTATCACCTCCTACGGCGGCCGGTACGACTACCTCGAGCTGCGCGACGTTGCCAGCGGCGCCGTGAAGGTGCCCCCGAAGCGAACCCCCCTCCCCGCCGGCGTCTAACGCCGGCCCCCCAGACCGGCCCCGCGCGGACGCACGTTTCCGGCGGGGCCTTTAACTGTCGGCCGCCCCGCATTGAGGGGTGCGCGGCGGCCGACGACCTCACCCCCTCGGGAGCAGCCCATGCCGTCCCTTCCCGCCGGCTACCGGCCGCGCGCCACACGCGCCGAGCGTCGCCGCATCTCCCGCGCCACCGCCCGCGAACAGACCCGCGCCATGCACGGGTTCCTGGGCACCGCCCCGCGGTACGAGCCGGCCCGCGACGCCCGCTGCGAACGGCACCACCGCCGGCGCCCCTGCCGGCAGTGCGCGTAGGGAACGGCCGGCACGGCGCCCCACTGCGACCCCCCACCACACGCACACCCCGCACGGAGGCGCCCCCATGTCCGACGCATCTGCCCCCATCGACGAACTCCACGGCCTCGTCAACGACCTTGAGGACGAGGGCCACTCCCTCGCCGGCCGGTTCCGCGACCTCGTCGACCACGTCAAGGCCGAGTTCGTTCACCTCCTCGGCGGCGGCAAGACCGAGTTGGAGGCGTTCGTGCACGGCCTCGTCGGCACGCTCGTCCCCGAGCTGAACAAGGTGCGCGGCGAGATCGTCGCCGACGTCCTCGCCGAGCTGCGCAAGGTCACCGACGAGGTCAAGACCATCGTCGCTTCCGTAGAGCCCGCCGCGCCGGCCGTTGCACCGGCCGACGACGCGGCGACCCCGGCCCCGGAGCAGGTCGAGCCGTCCGCGGCTCCCGCCCAGGGCTGACCCCCCGGGCCCCGGCCGACGACACCACGGCCGGGGCCCGCCCCACACGTCATCCACCCCGGTCCTCGCGGCCGGGGCTTCTTCGTTACCCCCGACCCTCACGGGAGACCCACGCATGCCAGCCGTCTACGTCGAGACCCGCGAAGTCCCCCTCGACGAACTGAGCCACTTCGAGGGCAACGCCAAGCGCGGCGACGTCGAGGCGATCCGCGCCTCGATCCGCCGAAACGGCCAGTACCGCAGCCTCGTCGTGCGGCGCATCGACGGCGGCCCGTTGATCGTCCTCGCCGGCAACCACACGATGCGCGCACTCGGCGCCGAAGGCTACGAGACCGCGCGGTGCGAGATCGTCACGTGCGACGACGACGAGGCCCGCCGCATCAACCTCGCCGACAACAAATTGGCCGAGCTAGGGGCGTATGACAACGACGCGCTCGCCGAACTCCTCTCCTACATGGACGGGGACTACGAGGGCACCGGCTACACCGACGAAGACGTCATGCGGCTGATCACCCCGCCTGACATCGACGACCTCGCCGGCGACGACGACGGGCCGGCCCCGGAGCCGGAGGAAAACCCGACGCTGGCGGACCGGTTCCTCATCCCGCCGTTCGACGTCCTCGACGCCCGCCAGGGCTGGTGGCGCTCCCGCAAAAAGCAGTGGCTGTCCCTCGGTATGCGCTCCGAGATCGGCCGCGAGGGGAACCTGGTCTTCGAGGGCATGGCGAAGGCCGACCCGAAGTACTACGACAAGAAGCGCGCCGTCGAGCAGGCGATCGGCCGGGCGTTGACGTCCGCGGAGTTCGAGGCCGACCACTACGTACGCCCCGACGACGCCGTCGCCTCCGGCACGTCCGTGTTCGACCCGGTGCTGTGTGAACTGGCCTACCGCTGGTTCTGCCCGCCGGGTGGAACGATCCTCGACCCGTTCGCCGGCGGATCCGTGCGCGGCATCATCGCCGGCATCCTCGGCCGCCCGTACCGCGGCAACGACCTCCGCCCCGAGCAGGTCGAGAGCAACCGTGAGCAGCGCGACGAGTTCATGCAGCGGCGCATCCTCACCGCCGACCCGTCCTGGACGATCGGCGATTCCTCGGACTGGGTGAAGACCCTCGAGGCGAACAGCGCCGACATGGTCTTCACGTGCCCGCCGTACTACGACCTCGAGGAGTACTCGGACAACCCCGCCGACCTCTCCTCCATGTCGTACGACGGCTTCGATGAGGCGTACGCCCGGATCATCGCCGGCGTCGCCAAGGCGTTGAAGCCGAACCGGTACGCCGTGTTCATCACCGGTGATGCCCGCGACAACCGCGGCGCCCTCCACGACCTTCGCGGCTCCACGATCCGCGCCGCGGTCGCCGCCGGCCTCACCTACGCCTCCGGCGCCGTCCTCGTGTCCCCGGTCGGTACCGCCGCGGTCATGGCCGGCCGCACGTTCGCCGGTACCCGCGGCCTCGCCCGCACGCATCAGGACTTCCTCGTCTTCTGCAAGGGCAACCGGTCGGAGGCCGCGAAGGCGTGCGGTGACGTCGACGTCCACATGCCCGACGGGCTCGAGGATGCCTTCACCGACGTCGTCGAGGAAGAAGTCCCCGAAGCGGCTTGAGAAGCCGTCCCGCTCTCCCGCAAGCTGTAGCTACACGAACAGCTGATGACCAGGGAGAACGACATGGGACGCGCCCGCGAACTGACCATGGGGACCCGCCGCCGCAGCACCATCGCCGCGAACCCCGACTACGCCGCCCTGCGCCGCATGACGAGGGCCAAGGCCCCGGACACCGACCTCATGCGGACGATCCTCGAGCGCGTCGGCGCCACGCCGGCCCGCATGCGCTTCAAAGAGGGCGCGATCTACATCGAGGCGTGCAAGCGGTACCAGGAACTCACCGGCGAGCAGTACGGGCCGGTCCTCGGCACCTACTGACCTATCGAACGCACCGCCCGCGGCCCGCCCCCCGACACCGGGGGAGCGGGCCGCGGGCGTTTCCCCCTCACGGAGGCCCGCCGTGTCCGACGAGCGCGCCGTCCAGGCCCTCACCCTCCGCCTCGCCGGCGTCGACTGGACCACCATCGCCGACCGGCTCAACTACGCCGACGCCGCCGATGCCCTCGACGCCGCTACCGAGGCCGCCGACACCCAGTACGACGGCCTGCCCATGGACCCGCTCCGCGTCCTCGAGGTTTTGCGCTACGACCGGTTGCAGGCCGCCGTGTGGGGCGCCGCGATGAAGGGCGACCTGAACGCCGTCAGCGCCGTTCTGCAAATCGGTGACCGCCGTACCCGCGCGCTGCGCCTCAACCAGCGGAGCCGGGATTGAGCAGCATGCGCCCGGAGCACGCCGACGGCGACAAGCCGAAGTGCGGGGCGCAGAAACGGCAGGGAGCGCCCGGCGATACGTGCACGTTCGTCGCCGGCTGGGGCACCGACCATGTCGGCTTCGGCCGCTGCCGCCTCCACGGCGGTAACACCCGTAACCAGCGCACCGCGGCCCGCACGGCGCAGGCCGACGCCGAGGCCCGGCAGATACTCGCCACGCTCGACGTCGCCCCCGTCGGTGACCCGTTCACCGCGCTGTCCCGCCTCGCCGGCCAGGTACTCGCCTGGCAGGAAGCCATCAGCAGCATCGTCAACAACCTCGGCGACCGCGTCCGCTACGAGGGCGCCTCCGGGTCCGAGCAGCTACGTGCCGAAATCGCCCTCTACGAGCGGGCGATGGACCGCACCGGCCACGTCCTCGGCATGATCGCGAAACTGAACATCGAGGACCGCATGGCCCGCGTCACCGAACGCCAGGCCGACGCCCTCGTCTCCGCCCTCGAGGCGGCCCTCGCCGCGGCCGGCGTGACCGGCCCCGCAGCAGACGACGCCCGCAAGGCCGCCGCACGGCACCTACGCGCCGTCTGATCCCCCCTCACCCCCGGAGCAATACGTGCGATCCACAGTCGACCTCGTCACCGACACCTGGGAAGTGGCCTTCAAGCTTCAGCAGGAGGCGGCCGTCGCCGGCGCCATGACGGCGTTCCCCCTCCTCCAACGGATGCCGTACCCGACCGGGTGCTGCGACCTACGGATGAACTGGGAGCAGGACGGACTCGGCGAAGGCCACGTGTGCGTCGACGACCAGGGCCGCGGCACCGTCGAGTTCGTCGGCATGCCACAGGCGGCCGTCGGCGCGGCCCTGGACACGCTCATGGGCAAGGGCTGGTGGGACGACGCCCCCGACGGCATCGCGGCGGCCGGCCCCGGTGACTACTTCTGGTCCGACGAGGACCACGGCGGCGAGTGGGAGATCAAGGTCGAGGCCGACGGCCGCCTCACCATGTCCATGGACTTCATGCGCATCCCCGACGTGATCGGCGTCCTCGACACCGTGCACACCGCGCTGACGACCCCGTAACGACACCCGGGAGGAGGCGCCCGCAGTGTCCAGCAACACGGACGCGCTTGCGCTGGCCGCCGACCGCCTGGAAGGCCGTAGCTCGGCCGCCGACCGCTACCCCACCCCCCACGACCTCGCCCGCGAACTCGACCCGAAAGTCGTTCGCACCCCGGCCCTCGCCCTCCTCGACCGGAGCCTCATCGACGTCGCCGAGGGCCGGTGTCGTCGCCTCATCTGGACGATGCCCCCGCAGGAGGGCAAGAGCCAGCGGGTGTCGCGCACCTTCCCCGCCTGGCTCCTCGCCCGCGACCCTGACAAGCGCATCGCCATTGCGTCGTACGAACTCGGCACCGCTCGCCGGTGGGGCCGTGCGATCCGTAACGACATCGCCAGCAATCCGGAGAAGTTCGGGATGCAGATCAGCCGCGACACGGCGTCGGCGCAGGAGTGGCAGATCCAGGACCATGCCGGCGGCGTCTACTCCGTCGGCGTCCAGGGCGCTCTGACTGGCCGGCCGGTCGACGTGTTGATCATCGACGACCCGATCAAGGACCGCGCGCAGGCCGAGAGCCTCGTGTTCCGCGAGCGAGTCTGGGACTTCTGGACCGACACCGCCCGCACCCGCTTCGGCCCCGATACCCGCGTCATCGTGGTCCTCACCCGCTGGCACGAGGACGACCTCGCCGGCCGCCTGCTCGCGCAGGACGTCCGCCATGAGTGGCGGCACATCAACATTCCCGCCCAGGCCGACCACAAGCCCGAAGAGGGGCAGACCGACCCCCTCGGCCGCGCCCCGGGTGAGTTCCTCACCTCCACCCGCGGCCGCACCGCGAAGGACTGGGAAGACACCCGGCACGACGTCGGCTCCCGCACCTGGACGAGCCTCTACCAGGGCCGGCCGTCGCCGGAGTCCGGCGACGTGTGGAAGCGCCAGTGGTGGCGTCGCTACGGCGTCCCGCTGTGGTCGCAGGACCCCGACCGCCCGGACGCGTACCGGGTCGAGGAGGCCGACCAGATCGTCATGTCCTGGGACATGACGTTCAAGGACACGAAGTCATCCGACTTCGTCGTAGGGCAGGTGTGGGCCCGCAAGGGCGCGAACGTCTACCTCCTGGACCAGATCCGCAAGCGACTGTCCTTCACGGACACCGTCGCGGCGTTCCAGGCCATGGTGAAGCGCTGGCCGCAGGCCACCGGCAAGCTCGTCGAGGACAAGGCGAACGGCACGGCCGTCATCAACACCCTCAAGTCCAAGATCCCCGGCATCATCGCGGTCACACCGACCGAATCGAAGTACGCCCGGGCCAACGCCGTCAGCCCGGTCATCGAGGCCGGTAACGCGTTCCTCCCCGAGTCGGGAATCGCGTTGTTCGACGCCGACGAACTCATCGACGAGGCCGCGGCGTTCCCCAACGCCACCCACGACGACCAGGTCGACGCGACCAGCCAAGCATTGGCGCACCTCCTCCTCGACCAGACCGGTGCCCACGCCTGGATCAACCACTACCGCGCGAAGGTCGAGGCCGCCCAAGGCGAGCCCGCCCCGCCGGCAGACGGCGACCCGGCCGCGCCCAACCTCGACCCGTTCGAGGCGATGTCGGAGGACCCGGCCGTCATCCGTAAACGCATGCGCGACGCCCGCCACCGGGACCAGCAATGACCCATAGGAGACCCAGCGATGGCGTCGCTACTCGGTAGCAGCGTGCCCTTCCCCTGCCCGGCCTGCGCGGAGCCGATGACGGTCCCGCTCAACGAGGTCGGACGCGACCGCGACGTCCTCACCGTCGAACTCGACCTCGGCCCGTTCCGCGCCCACATCGCGACCGCGCACAACCGGGAGGCGACATGAGCGACGACGTCCTCACCCCGCCCGCAGGGCCGAGCTGCGCGGCGTGCACTACGCCGGCGGCCGTGAGCTGGCGACGCCGGCCCACAGAGGCGGAACTCGCCGACGTCATCGCCGTCGAGCAGGCGCGCCGCGATCAGGAGCTGCTCCTGGCGGACCCACAGCTGCCGGCCCCCGAGTTCGGGGCACTACCGGCCGGCGACGACATGACCCGCACCGTGTACGCGTGCGCCACGCACGCCATCCCCCTCGGGGCCGCCGCCCTCGTCCACGCCAGCGGTTGCGCGGCACCGCATACGGCCTGCGACTGCACCCCCGAGGCCGCGCCGGCGCCGACACCGATGGACGACTCCGTCACGGCCCGGCCCCTCCCCGATACCTGGATCACCGGATAGGAGGCACAACAACCATGGGCCTCCGTGACCGTCTAGCTAAGGCGTTCGGGAACATGCCGCCAGCGGCCATGCAGGCGGCCGAGGACGCCGCCGGAATGACCCCGGCGTCACCGTTCTCGCCGGGCACGCCGATCAGCCCGTACGACGGCTACAGCCGCACGCCCCGCACCCACGACTTCACCACCGGCTACAACATCAGCAGCCGGCCGAAGTCGAACGAGCGCGTCTCCTTCGACACCATCCGCGGCCTCGTCGAGTCGTACGACGTGGCCCAGATGTGCATCTGGCACCGCATCGACTCCATCCGCGCCCTCGACTGGTCCCTCGTCCCCGCCCGCGGGTTCCGCGGCGACGCCGACGCGATCATCGACACCGGCATGGCCATCCTGGCGAAGCCCGACCGGCAAAAGCCGTTCTCGACGTGGCTCGCGACGTGGCTGTACGACATCCTCGCCTACGACGCCGGCGCCCTCTACCGGCTGCGCAACCGCGGCGGCCAGGCGATCGGCCTGCGCGTCGTCGACGGGACGACGATCGCCCCACTCCTCGACTACTGGGGCAACTCCCCGGAAGCGCCGGCCGAGGCGTACGTGCAGTACGCGAACGGCCTGCCGTGGAGCTGGCTCACCCGTAACGACCTCGTCTATGAGCCGTTCCGGCCCCGGTCGAACACGGTCTACGGGTACGCGCCGCTCGAGAGCATCCTCCTCAACGCCAACACGGACCTGCGCTTCCAGGCGTACTTCCTCCAGCGGTTCACCGAGGGCAACATCCCCGAGGCGTTCGCGTCCGCGCCGGAGACGTGGACCCCGCAGCAGAT